CCATTTACCACCCTAACATCCAATAATTTCTTAATATAATCAATCGGGTCAACAAACCCCTTATAACCATTACTTAGATTAGGCTTAGGCGGTTTAACGCAAAGGTGCAGATGAGCGCCTTTCGTATTCCCCGTTTCACCCGTAACTCCTATCCACTCTCCTTTTTTAACTATCTGCCTTTCTTTAATTAAAAAACTATCAAGGTGGCAATAATAAAACTGGTTTCCAAAATAGTCCTGCACGATAATATGTTTTCCATAAGCCCCCTCATCTTTTAATATCGCCACACCATCGCAAATCGTTCGGCATTTTCTCTTACCATCAGGACTATCATCAAACTTCGTTCTAAAATCCAATCCCTCGTGTCCCTTGAAACCAAATTGAGCATAATAATCAGGATTATTCCCGAACTTTTGAGTGATGTATATTGTATCTAATGGTGTCATTAAAAAGCCTTACTACTTAGCCACCCGACTACCGCCATTAAAAACCCAATAATAATAGTTACCCAAGTAGGTACGGCAGTCTTTGCATGAATAATCGCATCATTTATATTATTATTCATACTCTTAATTGAACTGCACATTGTCCCCATTCCTTTTTCAATATTTTTAATTGAAATAAGAACTCCGCCCATTTCTCTATTATAGGTTTCTATGTGAGAAAAAACCTTATCCAGCCTTTTTTGAATATCCTCATCCATATCATAATAGATTTAATTTTTTACAAATCAGATATAAGATTTTATCCTTTTCATCCTCTGTCAGCTTGACTGCCTTTTTTGCTTTCTTAAATATATTTTTAATCTCCCTCTCATCATTTGAGAAAATACGTTCAATCGCACCACTTTTTAATTTTATATTATTTGACATAACTATTATTTATTATCTCACATAATTTTTCCCGATTAACACATAAGCCGACTATCCAATGCCAAGCAAATAAAGGGATAAATTTATGTTTCGGTTTTAATACAACGGATAAGAAATTCATATCTCTAATTATCTTTTTTTTCAAATCCCGTTTATAAAACTGCCGAACCTTTTTTGTAAATCTGTGGCTCATTCTGTTAAGACCACTCCTAATCTTTTTGCATACATAATAACTGTCGTAACCTCTAACTTAGGGTCTTTCGCTAATGTAGCATTGTCGGCAAAATATGTTTGAATATACGCCTGCTTATCTGCTGTCGAAGTAGGCTCTGTATTATCCGCATCATTCGCCATCCTTACTCCAAAATTCGCTATCGTAGTAAGTTGTGCAAGACCTAGCGCATTTAACGCAAACACTTTATAAACCTCATTTGTGAAATCTAAAACATTTGGGTCAGAACCAGTTATAACAGATGAAGTTCCAACTTGGAGATAATCCCCATTAACCAATGCGATATTAGATGCAGGGGTGGATGTTGTAATACGAACATTATGAGTTCCACCTGGGAATGTTATCGCCCTATCTATTGTCATTAGCGACAGATTCGCACTTATAATTTCTCCCACTAGGGTTGTCAAATCAAAACCAAATATACCCCTGTACATACTAGACCAAGCACCGCCTCCCAATGTTGTCGCATACCAAGCAGAACGTCCACTTGTTTCAGCATCTTGTGCATCGTTTCCTGTTGTTGTTCTAATAGTAGCCCAAGATTCGCTAACACCAGTACGACCTATCCTACCATCAACTGTTGTTGTTTCGGGACTGGGGTCTGGATAGAACGTAGATACGGCATAAGCAAAATTAAATACAGGTGCGACAGGAAATAGAATAGGTGATTTATTTTGAGCATAATAATATTGAGCATATTCCTGAAACTCTGCCCATCTAATTCGTATTATATCCGCATATTTTGCACCTGTACGATATTGAAATTTTCTTATCTCACCTTTATCTTGTAGAAATTCAATTGTCCACGCTATAAAGTTTTTACCGATTGCCTTAATCCTAGGTAATCTCTTATCTATCCCAAGTAAATCACGTCCATTTTCTGTATTCGCCATCCAAAGCAATAAGCCCTGCTGAGTTTGAAACCACTTGTCCTCATTTATTTTTTTCATATTAGCGGAAAATTAGTTTAGCTCTAAAATCATCTTGCGGACTGCCTGCTGTAAAAGTATATTCATCCTCAACTTCATCCTCGGCAAAATCTACGATTGACTGGACATAGGTCATAACTTGAAAACTATCAGCCGCACCACTAGCAACTAAGCTAACTCTCGGAAATACATCCACCCTCTCGGCAAAACCAGTTGTTGTAAAAGTATTCGTCAATCCCCCTGACCAAGATAATGTCGTAACTCCACCGCCAAAAGATGAACCTGTTAATACTCGCCTCTCTCTTAAAAGATTTATCTGCTGTGAAATATCAATCGTGTCGCCAACAAGAAATTTTGTAGTATAATCACCCGTTATCGTCAGAGATGTCGCACCCGCAGATATATTTGCGGCTAAATTTAATTTGAAGTTAAAATTACGGGTAATCCAGAGTGTAGCAGTTTGTTTTTTCTGCTGAAACTCAGTTTTGATAGATTTATAAAAACCACCACTCGCTAACTGTTGTAACTCCCTTAGACCAGTATTTATCTGTGTGCCGCTTAAAACATCTGCCTTGACCCCATCCGAAAATCCGTCATAAAATAGCCCATCATAAGGCACATTCTTACCATCAAAATAGAATTGCAGACTCAATTCAAGGACATTATGGGCAGTATTTATTATCTCATCAGAAATACTATTTACATCATCTGCGGGTAATTGTTCTCCTGCTATATAATTATTTCTAAACATAATTTATGAACTCGTTATTGTAATAGTATAATCAACGGTCAATGTTTCGGTGATAGATTTTGTAATATTTATAGCAACTCGACTAAATAGAGTTCCTGAATCTGGGGTAGCAGTTCCATTGATAAATAATCCAGCCTCCCTAAACGTTCCGCTCACTTCGGCTGCGGTATAGAATGCGGTGACATAGGCGATATTATTCACATTCGTTTCAGAGGCAGTTACCTTTCTGAAAACTTCAGTTTCCAACTCAATATCTCCATTGGCTGGCGCAGTAACTCCCGTTCCGAGAGCGGTATAATTTATTCTTAAATTAGCAGGCGAGGGTGTTGCATCTGTGAGATGATTAGCAAGAGCCGCCCTCCCAATAGTAACAATCAGATTATCATACATATAAACCCGCTCTTTCCCCGTAATAATATCTTTTAGAGTGAATTTCCAAACTCCCTTTAATGACATTCCCTGATTTATTCGAGCAATCTTATTATCCATATATCATTATTATAGCAGATTTAACCCAGATATGAACCGTCTAAAATAAACACTCTTTTTTTATCAGCACCATCATAGGCGATTGTCGGAATATATGGTCCAAGAACAAATATAGTGGCATAATCCAATGGCTGTAAAATATCCGTTTCGTCTAAATCCATTGTTTCCGATTGAGGATTGTGGCTCGTAGATACAACCACTACCTCATTTAAATCCACATCCTCAAATACAGAATAGAGAACATCTACTATCTCATTCTCTCCGACACTTAATTGGTCTAACGGGTCGGTAGATAATAAACGATTTAAAACGTCAATCATTGTGACATCCTCTGATGCCAACATCTCAATCTCATATTCCAATGTATCTGGCGTTCTTAATCTCGTTGTTATTCTCTCTATTAAAAAACTTTGATTTATATCTCGAATAACAGAATTGATATTTATCCATTGCCCAGCCCTCAATCCCGAAGTATAAGTCTTAAAACTCCCGTACTTTGACACCTCACTATATTTCTCTAATTCCGCATCCGCTCTCTGTGATGCACCCGCCCTCGTCCTTATTCTCTTATCTATAATTAAATACTGATAAGTTCCGAATTCAGCAACCGAACCGACATTTATCTTTTCAGCGATAAGCGGAAATGTAGGCACTCCACTCGTTTTTATATGGTCGTTAACTGCGGGCTTAGATGAATTTGGAAATATCAATAAACCCTGATTGGGATTATAAAGAGTATCGAAACTCGCAGGATTATCAACCCCATCCCTGCCGACTGATAAAGTAAAAAAGGTAGTTGGCGTAGCCGCTAAACTCTTTTCAATCAAAAGAGAGGACAGAGTTAAACTATACCCGATAAAAAATACCCTTTGAAATCCATCTGCTATTTGTTCATTAGTAACCGCATCCCCCTCAACATCACCACCTCTTATGATAATATGATTTCTTAACTGATGGATATTTTCTTTTATTCTTAAAGAATTCCAAATGAAATTCGCAGATACATCAGTTAGATTAAATGGCGCTGTCTGTGTAGTTTTCTCAAAGAAATGAATGTCTTTGTCATAATCAACATACCAAGCATAATTCCCCAGATAATTAGTTAATTTCTTTAACGCCTCCGATACTGTGTCGTAATTAAAAACAATACTATGTACAATATCTGGTGCGACAACATTCGCATAAGTAAATCCATCCGCTGGGTCTGTAAAATTATCAATAATATCGGCGATTATATCCTCTGCCGACATCTCCGAATAAGTATTAGCAACTAATTTCCTATCTAATGTATGCGTAAAATCTTTTGTTGCATTGACCTCAAAATACTTTAATAATCCATCTACTGATTCCTGTGTGTCTACAACCACCCCTCCGAATATTTTAGTCGCTCCATCAAATAAAGTAACTTCATCTCCCAACTCTGGGCGATACGTTTTAGAGTCATAATTCTTAATCCTAAATCTTAAAGTATCGGGTTCTTTGGTCAAAACCTCGACTTTCGTTGTACTCTGCCATTCTACCAAAGCAGATTTATCTACATCATTTATTTTTAACTGAATCATCTAGTTATCCGAGCAATATTCTTTAATTTATTCACAATCATATTTCCTATATCGAGAGCAACGCTTTCACTTAAATATGTACCGCCATTTATATTAACGACAATCCCTCCGAATCCTCCATTCGGGATTATATTTCCACTTTGATTAGGTACAAAAACCTCTGGACCCCTCTCTCCAACTAAGAACGGATTACCGCTAGATACCGAACCGCCATCCGCTTTTTTACCTCCCAATAAAACATTTGTAGCACTCCCGACTTTTGATACTGCACTCCCGACAATATTCAACGGAACACTTAGAATACTTTTAGCCTTATTATACGATTGGATTATCTTATCAATAACAACTTGAATCGCATTGATTGCGCCAATAACCACTCCTGCGATACTATCCCAAATAGATTGAGTAATCGCCTTAACCTCCTCCCAATGATTCGCAATCATAATTACAATCAAACCCAATCCTCCCGTAAGGATTATAAACATCAATTTAATCCATCCCTGTGCCGAACCGCTTAATCCATCCCAGATGGCAATAGTTTTATCCTTAATTTCCTGCCAATGCCTTATTAAAGCAACAATAACCATCCCCAGCGCTACCAGAGCTCCTATAATCAGCACTATCGGGTTTGCGGCGACAAAAGCCAATACTACTCCAAAGACCGCCAATGCTGTCGTTATAAGAGGCATTACAAGTATTAGAGAGCCGATTACCGTCAACATAACTCCCAGACCCGCAGTCGCAAGGACTACCCATTTAGTAAGTTCTGGGTGTGCGCCCGCCCACTCGACAAGTTTTTCGATAACAGGTGTAATCTTAGCAACTAATTCCGAGATAATCGGTAATAACTGCTCTCCTATTTTTTCCTGCAACTCTCCGAACTGCTGTTTTAAAATCTCCGCCTGTCCAGCAAATGTCTTAGCGAACGCTGTCGCTTGACCCGCAACTTTATCTTGTAAATCGCCCAACGCCTGCAATGGCGTGGCGGAATCTTTTATATCAATTCCATATTGCTTTAACACCTTTCCATTCCCAGATAATACCTGCCCGACTAAATTAGATGCTGTGGCTAAATCTATATTTTTAGCCCGACTTAAATCCATTGCTAACGTATTTAATTTAGTAGCCTGTGTTAAGTCTTTTGTTCTTTGAAATAACCTCGTAATAGATACAGCCGCCTCCTCATTATCAAAACCTAATTTTAAAGTAGCATCAGCCGCTTTTTGAATTCCATCCTTGGCTTTCTCGCCCGCTACCCCCATTGTCGCTAAAGTAGCATTCATATTCGCCATCTTAGTTTGCGCATCTGATGCCGCCTTAACCGCAAAACCCATAGCGGTAGTAATCGCTCCTCCAACAGCCAAAAATGTAGCGCCAACCTGTTTAGCGTTAACGCCTAGGGCATTTAACTTGGCACTAGCCTCATCTTTAGCGGTTATAACTACTTGTAGTTCAGCCTGACTTATTGGCATTTTTTATTCTTTCTTGATTAAATTCACTATCTAAATTCATTTTAGCAAGGATTAACCTAATAAACCACACGGGCTGTTTTCCATAAGTTTCAAAATCCCATCCCATTTTCTCGCAAATTAAAACAGCGATAAGCTCCTCTGATAACTTACCGCCATTTCCATTTAGGAATATTTTATACTCATACTCTAAGTGCTTTTTTTTTCGGTGAAATCCGTGTCGTTAGTGACAGCATTTACAATCCTTAGAATAAAATCATAGTCACCAGCACGCATATCTAAAATCTCATCCACAATATTAAACCCATTCTCCCCATCTTTTTTACCATCTAACGATACGATAATTGTTCTCCACGCAAGATTCTGAGCCTCATCAACGAGATTCGCACTTAATCCCTTAACCCCACCAGTTGTATCTACTGAAATTCCACCATCCCCTTGTAGAAATATATTTTCAATCAAACGTTTTTCACGCCCTATTAGATACGATTTTACCACTATCTCCCGTTTTCCCAACGGAGTAGTATATGTTTTTGTTTCCCTTTCCATTTTAGTAAGCAGTCGCCCTTAGATTCCTTAGAGTAGCAGTCATTATCTTTGAATCTGTAAGCGAATACGTGGCTTTAAAATTCAACGTTTGTTTAACTAAATCATTATTAGACATTTCTCTCGCCACTTCGGTAAAATGAACCTTTGCGAAATCAAACGTGAATTGTGGATTTGACGATACCCCAATAATATAATCAGTATTCACAAACCTCAATCTCATAGCCTTTGGAGTATTCGCTAAATTTAAATCAATATAAGTCCTATCGGTATACAGAACCTCAACAGTTCCCTCGATTGAGAATTGCCTGTTTAATCTATCCGCCACTCCAAGATTACCGATAACTCTATCGTCCTCTAAATTCTTATTAAAATTTATATTAAATTTCTTTACTTCGATATTCGATGCGGCATCTAAACCAGCAAGATTGGTAGCAAACTTCACATTAGCCATCCAAGGCAGGAAAATTTTATCTTGCCCAGACGGATAAGATGGAGTGTTTGTCGCATTTGCTTTTGCGTTACCTCTAAAATTCAAAACATAATTAGCATATTCGGCTGGCATTATCTCTAACGCCATACTCTCAAAACTCGAAAGAGCATATCTCAATCCATTTACACCAGTAGCATTGGGTTCCTCAACTGCGATTGTAAAAGATGGATGCTGTGCATTCTCATAAACAGTAAACTCGTGGTCATAAACAATAGTTTCACCGCCAACTAGATTTGGCGTTTGGTCTTCAGCTCCCAAGATACCCAAGAGAATATGTCCGAATGTAGTATCTCCCACCCTTGCCTTTAATTCTCCAACAGAGTTTTTGTGAATAGTGTCTACTCCCTCGGCATCAGAAATTACGCCAACGGAACTCTCATTTATCAGCTTTTCGGCATTCTCATCAATACTTAATTCCATTTTAGGTAGCCAATATTCTGGCGCAACACCAGTACCCCTGACAGTTTCCTTGCCTATGCCGAGATTGAATTTTCGCCCGATAAACTTTTCACTCATTGTAGTTAAATAATAGCATTATTTCTTTTTAGCAACAACCAAGCCTTTGTTATCCGCTTTCTTGACTTGTTTGTTTTTTATGTCCTTTTGAGATTTCTTTTTCATATCTTGATTATATCACGGATGTAGTAACCCTCACATCAACATTTAAAATCTGCCAAATAGCCGAACCCTCTGGGCTTGAAACCTCCTCACGTTTCCCCTCCGCAGGCATTATCCAATCCACTAATCCACCTAGACTGATATTATCAATATTCTCCAACGCCTCAACCGCCTCCCTAGTTATCTCATCTAAAATATCATTAGCATTATCCGCACCCTTAACTCCAATCTCTTGGATAAGCCAGATAGTAAATCTGATTCTCCTTTCATTTTCTATATTAGTGAGCATCTCATTCGAGTTTTCAGTAATATCCATAATCGCACACGGGTAGCCCTCAATATTCGGATTTCTCCTATCATAAACATACGCTAAATCACTTACTCCCGAAAGAATACTTTTTATTGCCGCCCTAATTGTCGCCAGATTATATGTAGGCATTTTCTAATCCCCAAGTTCCTTAACAATCTCATCCAACGCTTTTTTAAACACATCATTTATTAAACTATTAGAACCCTTTGTGGCGACTGTCAAAAATCCTGCTACTGCCGCTTTATTCAATGACGGATTCTTATATCTCACCCCAGGCGAATATCTATCGTGTACCACAGTGGCATAGGGTAAATTAGAACCAATCCAACCCTGAAATGGCGACAAATGAGGAATCTGAATATCACTCCATAATCTCCTCGTCTTAACAGGCGTGAGCGGTTGAGCCCTTGTCTGTATCTCCGCCAAACTCCTGACAATCGCAAAATCAATATGTCTTTGAGCAATCGCTGGATATTTATCGGCTATATCCGTAATCTTATTTAAATTGTCAATTCTAATCTGAACATTCATTATTGATTTTCGGGCTTAGTCATAACAGCCCTTTTATATTTCGTAACCCCTCCCCTGTCGTGATTAACTACGCCTCTAATAGTATATCCCACACTATCAATCGTAACCCTATCGCCCTGTCTAATATCCACATCAATTTCAGTTATAAGCATAAAACCTAAACCAAATTGAACTCCATTGACCGCAGACTGCTCCTCTGTCATTGGTCTTAAATAACCAGAGAAATTTCCCGAAACTGCTGTATAGGTAGACTTATCACCCGTGTAGACCTGACGTTTTATTGTGAGAGATTTTTGATTAGTGAATGTTAGCATTGTAATGTTAGCACTATAATGCGGACATTATAATGTCATTCTATGTTTTTGATACCTATTGATAACCGCAACCTGAACAGGAGTTAATTGCTCCGTTGATAACCCATAAGTAACCGACTGTCCCTCCGTAGTTTCAGACTTAACCCCACCCGAAGTTCTTTGATTAAACATCAACCCTACTAATTGATTAGAGAGCATTGTTAAATCATTAGGCAGAGTGTGTGTCGCCTCGAACTCATTGGCGAAATCAATTAGATAGCCCGCCTTATAATTCATTTTAATTAACTGTTCACCCCCGCCTACTAACTTATAATTTACATAAAACTTAATATAGCCCTCGGCAAAATATTTAACATAATCATTCGCATTAAAATCCGTATAGGTTGGAGATGCGATATTACCATCCCGATATTTTAGAGATATTAACTCTGTTATAGGATATTGATTTAAAAATAATTTATCTCCATTCGGTGCATCATAAAGTTCCGTGTATTCTGTTTCTAAAAATCTCCTGCCTCCACAAACCCCCTCAATAAAAGACGAGGAATAATTTATTAACTCCTCCAATAGACTATCCTGAGCAGACCCAGAGATACCTAAGAATAGTTTAACTTTTGCGAGAGTTGTGAGTGCAAATGGTGCTAACACAACTCAATTATAGCATAACCAAAGCAAAAACCACCTTGCGGTGGCTATGCTCGTAGACGAGAGATTAGGCAACCTGTGCGCCAGTATTCTGTCCAGACTGGTCAACTGAACTGTCTAATAAAACAGCGACTCCAAAGCTGAATGATGGAGAAACTCCACCCGCAACAACCCATTCCGCTCTTACGTGAGTTTGTTTTTCGACATTAAAGCCGATTGCGGACAAGGTATTATCCTCTGTATCAAGTACGGTAGCGAATGTCGCTAATAGATTTGGATATGTGCCTCCGCCATCCTCTGAACCTTTTAATGTGACCACTAAGGTAGCGCCAGCATCAGCCGCCGCTCCAACTTGCAATAATGCAAGAGCATCATCATTGTATTGCTCAATATCAATGCCAGAGCCATTACCACTTGCGACAATAGCCGCTCCAACTGACTTTAACTGAATCGCTTTATAATTTTCTGATAAATTTCTCATTTATTTATACCTAAATTATTTAATCTCTCGACCTAACTTACTGAACCGAGTAGAGATAAGATGGAGTTCAAATCTCTACTCAATCAATAAACAAAGCCTTAGGCGGCGGCTGTTTTCAATACAGCAAATGCCTTTGGTAAGCCTACTGCGATTGCGTGTCTTGTCGTAACTCTGACACCCGACATATTCTGCTCGAATAGATTATCCGAACCGATTGTTGCGTGTTCAGAGATTGCAACTGCTAATTCCTGTCTAACACCCCAATAGAGATGTTTAAGGTTTCCAAAGATAATAAACTTTGTCGATATAGCAGTTTCCGACATAGCAGGCATTTTATCCGAGAGATACACGGGGTATCCCCAGAGAACGCCAGCTTGTGCTGTCGGAAACGACTGATTCGCTCCGTTTAATACTGGATTAGCGGCTGATGCAAAATAATCCCCACCCGTAGATGATTTCTGCTTTTGAATATGAGCCCAAACCGACCTGTGCATTATAAAGCCTGCGCCTTGCAATGCCCACGGTTTAACCTCTGTAATCAAATCTCGACAATAATCTGGGGTAGCAGCCTCTGAAAAAGTATCAGCACCACCAGCGGCAGTAACAACATTCACTCCTGCATCTCCAAGAATACCAGTAAACGGTGAGCCCGTTCCTGTTAGTCCTTGGTCATCTGCCTCGCCAGCGATAGCCTCGGCAAATAATTCAGCCAATAGATTTACAACATCAACATTAGCATCTGCCAATAGTTCATTTGACATAGGTGTCAATCCAACTATTGTTTTTGCTAATAGAGATATTTGTTCCAAAACTGGCTGTGATGGAGTTCCTGCTACTGTTTCCCCTGGATACGTTATAGACACAGAACTGGCTAATCTCGGCACTCGCAAAGTGTCATACTTCATAGGATACTTGCGAGCTAATTTTGGCACTAGACCGAAATCCTCCACAAGCCTATTGACCTCTGCGGCAAACTCTTCAGGGACGATAAATCCTCCCGCTGAGCCAGTCCCCTCATTCATTGCTTTGAAATTCATCAAAGTGGCTACATCCTTTCGGAATACAGCCTTAATGAATTCAGCGACTTTTGCTTTCTTTTCCATCCCGTCTAGTTCCTCTTGCGATTTACCAAAAAGATGTGCTGGTAGATTCCCGAACTTTCGGTCAATCTTATCCAAGCCAAGTTCCGCAATTTTAGCCTCTGTAACCTGCGACAATAACGCTTTCAATTCGTCCATCGTTAATTTAATAGGTTCCATTTTATTTAGATTTCTTTTTTATCGTTTTTGAGAACGCCCTTTATTAGACGTAAAACAAGTTCGTTTGACTTATCGGCTTGTCTTGAATGGGTTAGTAGTGATTTTAATAAATCGGCAGATAATTCTACATTCCCATTTTTCCCATTCGACCCTCGGTCTTTCTCCGAGTCACCCTCTCCAAGGGTAATAATAACTCCATCCTTTTCGGGTGCATCTGTTGCTTTTAGCAACTCTTGCAATATGGAGATTGATTTTTCAAATTGTAGAACTGCATCCTTTATCAGCACTCTATTCTTTTCAGAAATAACTCTGCCTGACTTACTTACTAAACTAATTTTCTCATTCTTTTCTTTAATCGCTTTCATCAAATCACAAAACTCCTGATTATATTCCGCACTCTGTGGGTCGCAGAATAAAGCACCACAAGCCTCTGGGTCATAGTCAGGGCTATCTGGCTCACAAATTGCAGGCTTAGTATTCACTCTCTCTTTTATGCAATTATTACAAACCAATTCAATAACATCCTCTTTATCAGTTTTTCTTTCATTTCTATCTCCATCCTCTAATTTCTGACCGCAATCTAAACAAAATTCTTTTTGCTCTTTCTGCATAACATTTAGAAAATCAGCATCTAACCCCTTAGACATAGCAAGAGCCAATGCCTCTGGGTTTGCTGGGACTGGTACAAATGAAACCTCTAATAACTCTGCCTTGGTAATAATATGTCCATCTCTCTCTTGTGGTATAAATCCAACGCTGACAGTTTTCTCTATTCCCTCCTCAACGAGCAATCTGACATTTTCCGCTTTCGGGTTAGCCTCCTTTGATGCAAAGTTTGCATCCATCTCTAATCCTCTATCTGTAACTCTAATATTATCCCACACTCCGAGAGGCAGTTCATCATAATTATGCGCCCAAAGCATAATCGGATTCTTTAAAAAATTAGTTAAATCCCAACCTTTTTGGTCGATACTCTCTCCTTGTCTGTCTATACTACTATTTGAGGCGATAACGGTAATTTTACCCTCATCTTTTTTCACTACTGCTTTGAGATATAACTTATTCATCTTATTTTGAGTATAGCATATTGCGATAAATCAATACAAACTAATTTGCGATGCCCCAATCATTGTTTTGTTTAGTTAACAATTGCTTGCCAATCAAATACTATTCCTGCACCGCCATTGGCAGATACAACTGCCCTAACAGCAAAAGCAAATCTGCTTATTTGCCAAACCTCCGCACCTGAACAATTTATATGGTTGATGTTTGAAATGGTAATCGTTGGCAAACTTTCCATTGGGATATTCAAATAAACAACGGCGTAAACAAAATTACCTGCTTGGCAAGTTCCCTCTGCTCCATAACCTTTACCACTCTGTTTTTTACGCAGAGTGGTAATGAGTTCATCTCCCTCTTGATTTTGTAGATTAGCACCACCCATAATTCAAATTTATTTTTCCAAGAAAGCTGTGAAAAGTTGATTGGATGAAATACCTGCGGCGTTGGCATTTACCAATCTGATAGAAACCTCGTGAGTGCCATTTGCCAAAGCACTAATGTCTGCATTACTACTTAAAAGTTCAAAAGCCGTAGCGACACTATTAAGCGTAATTTTCAAAACAGTATCCACGTAAACTTTCAAACTTGCTTGCTGGGCGGCATTGCTGGTTTTCAACTCTGCTTGGATTGCTATTTTGGTTGGGACAAAACCATCAACATTGGTCGATGCTTTTGAAAATCTCAAGGTCTTAATTTCTGTTTCGGTAATTCCAGTAACGCTCTCTGGGGTATCGTCAGTCAAAAGGTGATGGACTCTTAACGCCCTATCAGATTTTGCAAGTGTTACGACATTGTCTTGAAGTTTGCCCGTGCTAACGGCGAGGTCTGCTAATTTGCCACTAATAACCGCCCCATCAGCCATCTTTATACTGGTGACTGCATTATCGGCTAATTTTGCTTCGGTAATTGAACCATCAGCAATAACCGTTTCACCTACTCGTTGTAAATTGATTGCTGGCATATTTGTTTTTAATACTTGTTAATTATTTAAGTCGCCCCGACCTTTATATTTGAACGACCATTCCTTTATCATAATTTAATTATACTATATTTTATTGCTTGCAAATATAGTAATAGGAGTTGTGCCTGCGGTAGTATTTAAAATGAAACTTGAAACGGCAAATCTGTCGTGAGCGAATTGTCCTTGACTGTCTAAAACAATCGGGTCATTGCCAGAGCTATTTAATTTTACATTCAACTTTCCGCCAGCAGTAATTGAGCCAACAGATATTGCTAAAAGATTGAAAGTCGCTAGCAGAGTAATGGTCGTTGGTGTTGTCGTGATTAACAAGTCATACGCCTTGTAATTGTTGTGGACTTCATTACCGCCAGTCAGATTGTCAATTAAGGTCTGTAATTTTGTTTCAACTGTATCAAGATAATCCCTGACCTGAATTAAAGTTGCCTCACTCGCCCTCGTTGCCAATGTCGCTTGTGTGGCAAAATCTTTTCCACTTATCGTGGTTAGCAACGCTTCAATGCCATCGGTAAATCCCTCCAACTGGTCAACGGCAACAAGAATTGCGGATAAAGTAGTTTCAGTAGAAAATCCACCTGCGGGCGGAGTTATTGTGGCGGTAGTTTTTAAATTGTCGCCAACGAATTTAAATTGTGTGAGCAAGACATTTGTCGCACTTATCAACCCCTCCAATGTGTCGGTATTTAAATTGATTGTATCTGCATCAATATCTATATTTTGAACCGCAGTTTTAATATCAATCAACGATTGCTTAATCCCCGACAAATCAATATCTGCCCCCATCCCGACTATCTGCTGTAATGCTTCATAGAACCTCTTGCCATCCTTTGAGGTTAATTTAACGGGTATTGCTTCGCTTGGTTGCGAGTTTGTAATTCGGAAAGCATCAATTTGTTTGATGGGATTTTGAACCTCAACCTTTTGAATTTCAGGAAACTTAATCTCTGTCTGATTTTCAACCTTAACCCTAAAAACATTTTCTTTGATACTATCCCCGAACGCCTTAAAATGTTCTCCCATCCACCCATTCAGCGAATAGAATTTTGAATATAGATTGGCAAACAACAAATCAATCCCCTTAACCTCAATCTCTTTTTGCGGTTCAGGAAAGTTCTTGATAGTCGCCTCAACATCCTTTTGGTTATTGATAACCTTGACCTCTTGAACTCCACTCTCTGGAAAATTCAAAACCTCCGTTTTATATTTATCGGGTAATCTTTTTAAATTAAGAGTAGATAATTTTTCTCCGAGTGATTTTAACTCACTCCTCAAACCAACAAAGAGGGGCAAAAGCTCCTTTGCGAATAACTTAGCGAGTTGTTTTTCTTTTTCGTCCATTAACCGAAGTAGGGTAGCACCGTGCAAACGCAATTCGGATGGACAGGGGGCATCTCATCTCCGCTTGGAAAGTCCTCTCCTATCGCCCGATGCTCTCCCTCATTAGCCAAACAATCCTCATCCTCTGGATTAACCACGAGCCATTGCATCTCTTTAACCCCTGCCTGCTGATATGCCTCTGTCGCTCCAAAATTAGACCCAGCCGACACTTCGGTTCTAGCCGCTCTATCTGACCGATAATCTCTCTCTCCCTCATAGAAAATTGAGATTCTTTCAGATAGTTCAGCGGTTGTTTCATTCTCCTCTAATCCCGTTTTTAATACTTCGAGTAACGCCTCGGCTGTCGTTGTGTTGAAAGTATTAGCAAATTCTCCCGCTCTCTCTTTAATAAATTTTTCAATAGCAGGTGTTGTCGGGTCAAAAGCATCAGCCACGCCAGTCAAAAGATTTGCCTGCTGTCCGCTTTCGCTTATATATCTGCGGATATTTGGGGTCATTATCGAGATACCAGTTCTAATTGCTTTTTCTTTATCGAATAATAAATCACTAACCGCTTTATATTTAAATTCTGGACTTTCTAATCCTTTTAATTCCTCACTAATATTCCGAATAACCTCATTTTCTTGGTCTGCGAGAAATGTATTTAATTGCTTTTTTAAAGGCTCAATATTAACTCCGAAAGATTTAATCCACATCTCCTTATATTGACCGACTGCCTCGACAGATAACTGCTTTGGTGGCTCTTTTATTTTTGGTAATTGAGCGACAAATTTATCAATCACCTTTTCAATCGGATTTTTACTTTCAATTTTCTCCTCCACCTTTGCGGGTTCTAATTTCTTTTCCTGTGGAGGCACACTATCAATCGGTGCTAATGTAAATGAACCATAAATCTGGTCACCATTAGTAGACGGAGGTAATCCTATTATTTCTCTAATCTCATTCCTCGTCATCCATTTATCTATTGCCTGCGTGTAATATGTAGCATCCGCAACCTTATCGGCAGGCACAGGGCTTTCAAAATCCAATTCTAAACCATCTCCGAATTCAGGCACAATAAATTCATTAAGAGTATCCACAATCTTTTGCATCAACGGCTTGATTGTTCTTAATGCGAATATATAATTAGTTGCCTCGGCATTTGCTCTATTTACATCCTCGACAATACCGATAGCAGTCTTTGGAGTTCTAAATAAAGCCAATATCTCATCTCTCGAAAATCGCCTTTGCTCAATAAAATCCATATCCTTTGGACTCTTTGAAATTTCTTGCCACTTCAAACCACCCGATAAGATACCAACTTTATGAGCATTCCCACTCCCCTGATGTTCTTGACTGAATTGTAGTTTAAGTCGTTTATACTCATCATCAC